ACTTACGGGGATGGCCGACAAACCATACCCACAACTCTTGACCTATGTCATCACGTTCTAACATACTGTAACGCTTAGCATACTCAGATGAGAGTTGTTGTACTAACTCGTTGTACTCTTCAACGTAAGTCATTATGGAATGATGACCTCACCATTTACAATTGGTACTGCAAACGGGGTAACCTTGCGGTTATGTTCTACTAAGATACCAATGCCATGCTGCCAGTTAGCAGCACCTGATGTTAGGTAAGATGCTTGTTTAATGTCCATCATGTGACCCACCTCTAACCCGTATAAAGTACTGGTTTTTCCGTAGAATCCTGTGGTCTCATGCTGTAATCCTATGCGGTGTGTGTGTCCACACACGACTGACTTGCCTAATCGTTTGGCTAAGTTAAGTGCAGTAGCACCAGGTGCGCGGTTAAGTGCGCCTTCATCACCATGTGCCATTACCCAACCAGGTAACAACTCGTGCATCTTGTGTAGGTAATTAATTTTTAACTTACCGTAACCTAACAGTTCCTCAATTTCTAATGACTTGAGTGACATAAAGGCTGGCGCATACTTGCGTATGTATGTATCAATGCGGTCAGTATGATTACTGCGTTGAATATAAAATGGCTTGTTACCCAATGCTTTGCGGTAACGAGCCATGATGTCATGCGTTAAGTCTATGCTATCTTGTAAGGTCTCGGCATATTCTCCTGCCATTCCTTTGTTCCAACGTGATGGTTCAGGTGCATCTAGTTCATCGCCTACACACCAAAGTTCATCTGGTTTATATTCAGCAATGAACTCTAGTGTGGCGTCTACAGTTTTATCGTGTTGATACGGTATCTGTAAATCACTTAATACGACTACTCGTTTCACATCTATTCTCCATTCGGGATACCTTCCCACTGTCCGCGCTGGACTAGCAATCCTATTATGGCATAGTTTGCAAGGTCAATCAGGGTATCTTCAATAGATTCGTAATTCGGCGTGTCGTTATCTCCAAGGTGAGATAGCCGTGCCAACTTGTCATACATGCGTACACGCAGCCCATTCATAGCACCACCAGGTGCACCTGCTATGTTCATTGGGCCATAGTCTTCATGTTTCTTGTATAAAATTGTAAGCAATTCAATTGTAATAGCCTTAGCATCTTCAAGGTTTTTCACATTAACTCCTTTTCAATCCCTTAAATGTAGATACAACGCTAGTGTAAAGAATATACAGATATACATCGCTATCATATTAGAATCCTCCAAGTATTTCCTTAAGGCTGTTGTCAAAGTGGAACATTGCTTCTCTGACTGAGAACTCTTCCCATACTTCTTCTGCTTTGTCATACTTGCTGGCTACTAGGATGGCAGCCAATGCAGTTACACACATCTTGGCTTCTTCTAACTCACCGTCACATATGGTTTCATAGACATCATGCAACGCACTGATGATGTCCAGCATCCTAGTGTCAGACACTGGTATTGCTATAGCAAAATCCATATGTTCTATGTGTTCCCAGAATGTATTATCCAGGGGTAACGCACTCTCTGATTCGCTCATCTAGCCACTCGCTTCCTTGTTTAATCATCATGCTATTGACGTCTTCGCCGTCTGGCATGCTGATGATGTTGACGTTGCCTAACTCTCTACTGATTTTCTTACCAAACTCTAACCCTGCTGCATCACCATCTGCTAACACAATGACAACATCAAAGTCGTCAAGTATCTTAGCATAGTGTGGCTTCCAGTTGTTAGCCCCAGGTATACCTACAGTTGGGTGTGTTGTTTTAACACTCATCATAATACAATCAAACTCACCTTCGGTAACACATATGTATTTGTCTGCAACAAAACATGCTTGCGTATTAAACATAGTTGTCTTAGCACCTACTAGCCCCATGTACTTAGGTTCCTCATTGTGCATACCACGGAATCTAATATCAACTACGCCTGATGGCGTGATGTATGGGATAGCAAGTCTGCCTTTGTAAGGCTCATGTCCTGGAAGCGGTTCGTCTACCACCCCCAGATGAAAGATGCTTGCCTCTTCTACCGAGAGTTGACGGCTTGCTAGATAGTCTGTTGCTATTTCTATCTTTGCCGCGTACCTCTGTGTTGCCTGTAGTAAGAACTGACGTTGCGAACTTGACAGCCTCACGGTAATCACCACCTTCTTTGTACATGATTAGAGAATATGTATCGCCCTTCACTCCACAACCGTGGCATATGAATGCGTCTTTGTCAAAGTTTACTGCTGCACTTGCATGTGAATCATGATGGAACGGACACTTCATTTTGCGCCAACCGCTGCCCATAGCAGGCACGGTGGCGCCTATGTAATGGAGATACTCTTCAATCTTTGGTTTGTCCAAGTGCTCTCCTTAATAAATCTACATACACATAGCCAGGCATGGTGCAGTACCAATCTTCAGGGCTTCCCCTACCCTTACGTTTGTGCCACACCACACCTGTCCATGCGTTGTCGTTAGTCATCTCGACTATCAACTCTTCTGTCCACCCTGCCAAGTCCATCTTGGCGTGGTTTTTTATCTCTATAGTAACACCTGGTATACCAGAGATGTCACCTTTATCTAGGGTTGCACCAGCCAAGCGTCTGTCTACATAAGGGAACCATTGCTTGAGGTACTTAACTACATCTCGCTCTGCTCCTGAGCCTTTCGCTTTGGCTGCGCTACTCATTCGTTAGGTTCGTCTCTAACTTCTGTTAGTTCCCAACGCCCTGTCTCTGCTTTCTTTGCACGTTCTTCTGCTATTGCTAACGAAGAAGCACGGATAACTTTTACTTTGTATTGCGAGTATGTCACTCTATACTTAGGCATTATACTTTCATCTCCACTTGTCTATAGTCTCTGACTACATCTTCTAAGTACATAGATGCTGGGTCAAAGGATAAAGATACGTATGTGTTACCAGTAAAGTCTGCTTTACCGTAACGGTTTTTAACAGGGGCTACGCATAGGTATGCGTCTGGTCCCTGCATCATTTGTCCTACAGTTAATACCATAGCAGGTACTTGACTAACCATGCCTTGCAACGCTGAGCGTGGCTGACATGGAAATCCAAGTGCACCTTCTTTGGTATGGTGTAGTACAAGTACGCATGCATTAGTATCTCTTGCAAGATACTTAAGTTCTTTCATGACTGCACGCATAGCAGCAAACTCTTCATGTCCATCTACTGCTATGTCCATAAGATTATCTACTACTATAAGTGTAGGACTTCTACCCCACATAGTTTCAAATGCAGATACTTCTGCATCTAAATCATTAAGAGTAGGGCTAGGTTCAAATGACCAGTACAAATTAGAGAACTCTCGTAAGAGTTCTTCTGCTTTGGCTGGCTGTGTCTTGAGCATATGTTCCGCATGTGCTTGACTTATCTTTGCTTTCATAGCAAGCAAGCGCATTGCCATAGTGTGTGCATTAGTATCAGCAGAGAAGTATAGTGTTGGTTGTTTAAGTCTTGCTGCGATATGTAATGCAATAGATGACTTACCTGCGCCTGGTGTACCAGCAATTACTGATACCTCAGCACGGCGAAAGATAATGCCTTCACGTTGGAACGCCTGAAATGGTGGGGCTAATGGCTCCCCACCTACCTCAGGCTTGCCAATACTACGGCGTAATGTTTTCATTTATGCCTTTGTTTGGTCGGCTTGGAATGAGTTCCACTCTGCTTGATTCTGTTTAATGTACTGAGTAGTACACTTGCTTGGGTCACCCTGTTTTGCTGGACAGAAGTAGCCCTTGTATGGGCCGAACTTGCCAGTCAATCCATGGATGCGTGTCATTGTACCGTGAGGACAATTGCGTGAGCCTGCACCCATTGAAGGTGCTGGTGTATCGAATGAGTCAACAACTGTTGCTCCGAATGATGTAGCAATTGCTGCTACTATTGGGTTAGGTGGTACTGCTGTGTTGCCACCGCGTACCGCTGCTTCTAATTCTGCAACTGCAGATGATACTGATGCTAGTGATAGTGCTACTACTTGGTCTAGTTCTTCGCCGCTTTCGGCGCGAACAGTAACAAGAGAACCTGCTGCTGTCTTAACTGTGATACTAATTGGTGCTTCGGTACTTGGCATTTATTCTCCTTGAATAGATGTTACTAGGGATTTCTTTGCATCTCGGAAGGTACGAACTTTCATTGCTAACTCTATACCTTTCCAACCTGTCTTGATGTCAACAAAATGTAGTTCACATTTACCACTGCCTGCTGGCAGATGCACAATGATTCCTTTATCTTGGTTAACACCACCCCAACTACCGCGGGTTGCCGTAGCGGGGTCATACGGCAAGCCGTGTGCGTACACTGCTAACTGCATGGCAATCTTATTTGGGTAGGCAATACTACCAGTCTTTAGGTCAGAGATAAACAACTCGCCTTTGTATTCAACTACACGGTCAGGTGTACCTGCAATCTTGTACTTGTCTAACACGCAGAACTGTTCAATGAATACATTGTTAAAGTGTTTAGTTGCATCAGCGTATGCTTGTATGTCTGCAACATAATCTTCTGGTATCACGCCAAGGTCTTCGCCCCTGTCGTGCTTCTCTGTCAGTGTATGAATGGCTGTGCCTATAGTAGCCTGTGCTGTTGCACCTGCTGCAGTCATAGCATCTTCAACTAACTTGTCCATTTCTAACTTGTTGTCTCTCGCTGCACTTGCAGCCAACAGTAAGTCAGGACGCAGCGTTAATCCTGCTGCTGCCATGCGTAACTTCCACGCTACTAATGCAGTGCCATCATCTAATGAACCTGCAACTGTAGTAGTACGTGTGTATGGTACTGGCTTGCCACCCTTAGGTGGTACAACCATAGGTCTACCGTATCTATCTCTTGGTACTTCTACTTCTGACATAACTCTCCCTTGTTAAATAGGTTAAGAGGGTGGGAACAAGGAGAGAACCGAAACCCCACCACTCCTAACCCACTCATCATAGCATAGTGTGACGGACTATGCATTGATGTCATTGCCGCAATGCGGACAAAGTTTAGCCTTTGGTTTATATACTTCATTAACAATTGATTCTCGATACTCAATGCTGCAGTAAATCTTACAGCCATTGCGTACATTTATAGTACGAAGTATAGCACCAGCCTTGTGCAGTACTGACAGCACGCCACTTGCAGTGCCGTGATGCATACCTGTGTGCTCACTAAGTTCTTTCCATGTTAGACCATTAGTGCGTGCATCTTTTAATAATGCTAACGCTTTCTGTTGGTTATTATATTCCTTACCAGTACGAAGATTAACTATAGCCCTGTTTTTACTGGTCTCAGTACCTGACCAGCCAGCCGTACCTTTATATGGTCTATAAGGTACGTACTCTGCCATTAGTTAACTTCTTCTATATCATTGACTTCAATCTGGTCAACATCAATGTCGCCATCATAGAAGTCAACGCTTACATTGTCTGTAAAGATAGACTCAACATCGTCTTCATCTTCTACATCTACACTGAAGGTACCAGTGATTGTGTAGTTAGCATTGTATCTTGATGTAAGTCGGTTGGTTCCAATGGAATCAAGTAATGTATTGACGTCACCTTTGTTGACGACTGTCTCACCGTCATTCCATTCACCTTCACTGAAAAAGTCACGGACTTTACATTTAAGGTCACGGATTGTTTGGACTTGCTTGTTGAGTAGGTCGTTGAGTTCATCTATTCCCTTTGCCTTGTCAATGAAGCGTAGTATTTCTGACTCAGTATAGTTTATTGTGCCATCTGCTGTTGTGATTTGGATTGTGTTCATGTGTTCCTCTCGTTGTTTGTGTGCTCCGTGTTCGCCACTGGCGGAGCAACCCAGTGAAACGTCCCTTATATAGAAAAGAGATTAACGATATAAGTTCTGCGCTTTACCCATGTTAAGGTAAACCTATACTAGCAGAGATAAAGCCTTAGTCTTTACTCTGTCATTGCGTCCACTCAGGGTGGCCGCGGCAAGCCGCTCCGCGCCACCCGTTGCATAGTGGTCAGCATGTTCTACTACTGCATGCCATGCACCAAAGGCTGTGCCTCTGATGTTCTCTTGAGTCTCTGACTCTGAGTAGATAGCCCATGCATTAGCACGCGCTTCTTTAGCAATGGTCTGTTGCTTACGCTCACCACGTGTGAGCATGCTATACGGTGTGTCCTCTACTGTAGTAGGCAAAGGCCATACCGCTTTGAAGAAGTTAACTGTTTCTTCTCTTGTCATCTTACGCTGTAACAATGCACTTGCTGTTAACTCATAGTCTTGAATAGCAGTATATGTTAGGTTAGTGATGTTGCGTATGTCCGCAATAGATAGTTCTTGATTGGTAGTATGTGACATACGATAAGTATACTCATTGTACTTACGATTCCTATTACCATTCTTGTTACTAATCAAACCATTAACTTGATTGTGACAGAACAAACGCTCAATGACTGGCTTGATTACTACTGATGATGAGCCATCATGTGATGTCTTAACTAATAAGAATGCAGCATGTGGGTCATTGGCTACTGCTATACCTTGCGGTAATTCAAGTAGC